TAATATTATAATTAAAAAAATGTTATTATCCCTCAATAGATCTAATATTTTGAAACATAGCATTGATTTATATGAAAATGGATGTTCTGGTATTGAATTATTAGATTATATAATGGAAAAATATAGTAATATAAAGAGTATAAATAATAAAAAAACGGATTTTTATAGTGATATAGATACAGCAACAATAAGTAAAATGATATTGTATTGTCATAAAATAAAAACAGAAATTAGAAGTGAGAGGTTATTCATATTATTCATATTGAATAGTTATTTAATGCGTCACATAATAAGTTTAGAAAATATAGATATAATGTAAATGGACGATTTTAATTTATCAACCCTTACAGAATCGCGAAATGAGTATTGTGCGTTGCTTTTATCAAAAATAACACCATTTATAATACAGGGAATTTATTCTATATTTAATGAAGCAAATAAATTGTGTTATGAAAATGATGAAGAGGAAAAATACTTAATGACATTCCAAAATTTTCTTGCTCGTATAACTAAGTGGAACCAAGAAATTATTAATAATGAGACAGAACGCATTATTAAAACAAGTGGCTGTAATTATTTAGAAGATTTACTTACTTGTGTCCATGTTACACAATTAAAATTATTGACCAGTGTCAGGGTAGGAAGCAAACAGAAAAAAATAGATATAGATATCCCAAAATTAAATAATTTCATTCATCAGATATATATACATTTAGCACGCAAAGTGTATAAAAATGTATTTTTATTTGATAAAAACGCACCATCACTACAACAACAGAAAAATATGAGAGAGCTAGAAATTATTGTTAAGGAGTGCATTTTAGGGGTAATACGGGATACAATGCCTTTAGAGACAATATTAAGGAGTTATTTGGATGAAACACACGAGGAAGATGTGGAAGAAATAATAGAAGAAGTTAGACAAGAAATAAAAGAAGAACTAGAAGGTATAGAAAAACAATCCAATAACAGTATAGATGATAATATAAATAAAATAGAAAATATAGATACTAAATCACAATTAGAAACTCATTGTCATGATAATAAGGATAAACTACAAGGGGGTAAAAGTAATGAAATTAGTAGTAATGATATCATAGAGAAACAAAATAACCACGATGAGAAAGTTAAAGAACTTGAAGATAAAATAACAAATACTATAATAAGCACCAAAGAGGACACAAATATGGATATAATAAAAAAACCAGAAATTTTAGTTAAAAATGTTGTTGATCATGGGACAGACCCAGTAATTGATAATACTCTAAGAACAAATTTTAATGATAATGATAAAATAGTTCAATATAATCCAAAAGATGAGACAACCCTTGCGACTAAAGAAAATGAAAAAACTGAATTTGTTTCAAAAAGCATAGATAACTTGGAGAAAATAAGCGATGAAAGATGGAGAGAAAGAGCAGAAGATGTTGATGAAGACGAAGAAGACGATGGAGATGAATTTAAATTAAAGATATTTGAAGATGCTAATATACAACTAGATGAATTAGATATTCACAATATAGAAAAACCGATAGAATTAAATATAAAAAATATATTAGATGATGATATTATTGAACTTCATTAATTGAAAATTGTTTATAATCCATATTTAAACCACATTTAATGCGTTATAATAACATTTTGTAATTCTTTTATTATATTATTACTAGAATAAATGAATTTTATACTTGCGTTGTTATGTTCCATTATATTCTTTTGTGTAAAATTTGGAGAGAATAAGATCTTTAAAAAAAATACACCAATGAAAGAAATTATGCGTAATTCAGTATTAGTTGGTTTTTCGGTTATTGTTGGTGAATTATTATCTCATCAATTTGATAATTTAGCCAATATTACTTCATCGCCTGTTGTTTTTATAAATGAACCTAGTTTTTAGGTTATTTATGAATTGAGTGATTGAGGGATTGATTGACTATATGACTGTATGACTGATTAAATGATTTTATAGGTTATTTTATTAACTCTTTATAATAATTAATTACATTTAACAATAATATATATTTCGTATAACTTTACACAAAATATATATGACAACATTATTAGAAAAGGTTATTATTAATTTTTGTTAAGAACATCAATATCCATTAATAATATATTTTTATCATTTAACAATTCTCTCTGTATATCTAATGATAACCTATTAAAGGACTTGAATATTTCTTTATTTAATTGATTTTCAGGTGTATGTTTATGCACACGTTTTGCTATTATTTTATATAATTTAAATCCAGGATATCTCTCTTTTCCATTTGATTTATATAATATATTTCTCCCATTATCATCCGTTACCCATTCCTTGACTAAATCTTCAATAATACCATTATAACTATCTATATCCATCTCATCTGGGATAAAATGATCGAATAAAGAACACCCTAACCGCGTTAAATCAAACGAAAAATTGGGACTTACCCGGGGTTTAGTATTGTCAAAAAATGGTTCGTGGTTATATTGTCCATATGCGTCTTCATCTATATTGTAAGCATCACACATTATTTGAATATTATTATATTTAAATGCAGCTCTACCAAAATCTATTATTTTATATATCTTTCCATATGTAGGTACCTTATAATACTTATCATCAAACTTATAATATAAGAATAATTTATCTGTCTCATTATACATAATATTATTTGTATGCAAGTCATTATGTGTAAAATCAAATGCTTTTTGATAAGTTAATAGTGTCATTATTATTTGCATAAGTATAGACAACCATTCTTTAGGACTTATAATGTTATTATTCATATAATTATCTAATGTATCTTGTAATCTTTCAAGTGAGATAACATTTATTGGAAATTTATCTATGGATATTCCACAAAATTCATCTTCTAATGATGTCCCGAATGAACCACTATCACAAGATGAAGAAGAATATATTGATTCCAAATTATTAGCAGTTGTGGATCTACTATTTACAGATATTGAACTTTTAATAGAAATATTCTTTGTTTTTTCTTTGTTTTCTTTGTTATCTTCAGCGTCTTCATTATCTATAGTATCAAATATATGAGTATTTTCTGTGCTATGTGTAGTATTCGAACCACCGCCGTAACTATCACTATCACTATCACTATCATTGTCATAGTTTTTACTTCTCTCATCATTGTCATCATTAATTAATTCATTATTTATTATAAATTTATCAATGTCTCTGATATCTTTCAATTCTATTTGTTTCTCATCCCTGACAAATTGTTTATTATTCTTAAATATATCACCAAATGATTCACAACTATTTACAGAGAATGCTGTTTCTGTTTTATTTAATATAATCTTTTTCTTATTTTTCCTAGTATCAAAATTAATAAGTTCATTAAAATCATCTTGAACCTTTACTATATTACCAATACATTTATCAAAGAAAAATGTTGATTGTTGTAATGCTTCCAAGTCATCCGCAATATTGACTATAAAATCTTTTTTTATACATGTGAAAGAACCATAAAAATCAACACCATGCACGAAATTATTATTATTTAATATCTGGCTCGATAAATATGAAAAAAATGATTCTGTATAAGCAGTATTATATGGAGTATTTACCTTATTACTTACATATTTCGTAAAATCTTTATTTTTGAATAACTCTTTAGAATAATCAAATACATTGATGTAATCATTCGTTAATTTTATATTTTCTCCATTTACTTTATTTCCGTCACTATCACTATTATTATAATTATGTATCGGTAAAACACATATATCATTCAGTGATATATCTTCTAATTTACCTGCTAAAAATCTTATTGGATCAATAAGAGGGGAATATTTTAGAAACGTTTCTCTCTCAATACCATTTTCTAATCTAATCTTATAATTAGTATTATCTATTTGTTCTATAATTTCTCTCAAATGATTACGTTCATTTAGATTTATAGAGTTCCAATTTGTGTCATTAAGTGAAAAAAAAAGTTTATATATAGGGTTATAATTTTGGATCTTATAAAATGTGTTATTTACACCTTTTAATGAATTGTATAATTCTATATTTTTATTTTTTTTATAATTTATGCTAAACATTAAAGTTATATTATAAAATGTATTTTATCTTTAAACTAATAATATATTTTAGAGAATTTATTTGGGTTATATTAATGTTAATCTATTTCATTATTAATAAATAATATATCTATAAGTTCAATAATTGAATAATATATATTATTTTGTAATATATACACATAAAAATGTCATCGATGAATTTAGAACTGAAAAAATTTAATATGAAACAAATAACATTTAACCCAAATGAAAATAAGGGTCCTGTGGTTGTTTTAATTGGACGACGTGACACAGGTAAATCATTCTTAGTCCGTGATTTATTATATTATCATCAGGATATCCCTGTAGGGACAGTAATATCTGGAACTGAGGCAGGTAATGGATTTTTTAGCAAACATGTGCCTAAACTATTTATACATGATGAGTATAATACAGTTATTATAGAGAATATATTAAAACGTCAAAAGATGGCATTGAAGAGTGTTAAAAAAGAAAAAGAGGCATATGGAAAGACTAATATTGATCCCCGTACATTCGTTATATTAGATGATTGTCTATATGATGCTGCATGGTCACGTGATAAGGTTATGCGCTTATTGTTCATGAACGGACGACATTGGAAAGTGATGCTTGTTATAACTATGCAATACCCGCTTGGTGTCCCTCCTAATCTCAGGACAAATATAGATTATGTATTTATATTGAGAGAGAATTACATTAATAATAGAAAGCGAATATACGATAATTATGCTGGTATGTTCCCAACATTCGAATCATTTTGCCAAGTTATGAACCAATGCACTGAAAATTATGAATGTTTAGTTATTAATAATAACGCAAAAACTAATAAATTAGATGAGCAAATATTTTGGTATAAAGCCGAAACACGTCCAGATTTTAAGATTGGTTCTAAAGAATTTTGGGAGATGTCTAAAGATATAAATAGCGATGACGATGATGATGGTAATATATACGACCCTAAAGCATTGACTACAAAAAAAGGACCACGTATTAATGTTAAGAAAAATAAATGGTAAATAAATTAGAAAATACAAACTTAAAAAATACAAGATGCAAAAATATACATGAATACATACATGTGAAAAATAAGTATATATAAATTACTTAAATATATGATAATTAATTTATATACAATCCCTTATATGGAACAATCACCAAATAATATGATGAATTCTATGATGAGTACTAATATGATAAGTATGATGAGTATGAAAAATGATGTTACCGCTTCACAAATCATATTTGGTATAATAGTAATGAATTTTATGGCGCTATTACCATACATTAAATCATATATGATGAAACATATTAATAATTATATTAATAAAAATAAGGCAAAGATTGAAAAAATGGTTAATATAAAGAATACTAATATTGATGAAAAACGAGAAATAATATCATCAATTAAACTTGTTAGAGGAGATAATAATGATATAAGTTTGGTTTTTGATTCCATTAATTTCTATGTCATTCATAATAATAATGCTAAGTTTCTACACTACAAAAAAGATTTTACAGTAATAAATGATGAAATATTTAAAATAAATGAAACAGTTTATTGCAAAGTATCTAATGATATTGCCTCGGATAAAGATGAAACTAATTATATTATTGAGTTATTTTCGTATGATTTGAAATTATCTGAATTAAAACATTTCATCGATGAGATGAAAAAACAATATATGCATGAACAGAACAATAAACTAGGACAACAGAAATTCTATTTTGATGAGAAACATGTTACATTACCGTTAGATGATTCAAAGAATATCCGTTTTGATATGGCACCAAAAAATCTCAATTTTATAATGACGCCATTTTATACAAATAAATCATTGTCTAATATTTTTGGACATCATTTACAAAATGTAAAAGAACGTGTTGATATGTTCCTTAATAATAAAGAATGGTATAAAGAAAAGGGTATCCCTTACACATTAGGTATTATGCTTCATGGACCACCCGGAACTGGAAAAACATCACTTATTAAAGCAATATCAAAGGATTCCAAAAGGCACGTTTTTAATATTAAATTTAATAAAGATACAACACAGACACAATTAAGAGATTTGTTTTTTAATGAAAGTGTTAGTATTCTACAGAATGGTAGAAGCGAGAGATTTAATATCCCTATTAATGAAAGAATTTATGTAATTGAAGATATTGATTGCCTAACAGATGTATTAAATGAGAGGGTTAAAGTAAATAATACAACAGATAATGATGATATTAATATTAAAGACAATGGAGAAGAAGATAATGATATTAATAGTAAAGACAATGGAGATATAACAAATACACATACAAATATTAGTAATTATAATAGTGACGGATATGATGGTATGAACCAGGTAAGGGGAGGATATATGAATTTTGGTATTGATAGGCAAAATAAAGATAATCTGTCTTATTGTGGTGAAATAAGTAGTAATTATGCTTCATTCAATAAGACAAACGCACCACAACCTATATGTAATGATACCATGGGAGGTAATTCAAAATTTTCCAATTTTACAACAAATAATATTATATCTGATACAATAAATAATGCCAAACCACAAGAATTCAAAAAAGATAAGAACCCATATTCTGATGGTGAAGAATTAAACTTATCGTTTATTCTTAATTTATTAGATGGTATATTAGAAACACCCGGACGTATTTTAATAGTAACATCCAACCACCCAGATAAGTTAGATAGTGCATTTATTCGTCCAGGGAGGATTGATGTAAATCTTATGGTGGGATATTGTGATATCAATATGATAATTGATATGTTTAATTTTTTCTATGATACAGAATGCAATCATCTATTTGATGATAAAGGTAAAAAAATAATAAGTAATAAAAATATTACTCCAGCAGAATTAAATAAAATTATTTTGAATAATTATAAATCTCCCGAACTAGCATATAATGAATTAATTAGATAATTAATATGTAAAATACAATCATACAAGATAATTTTTATATAGCGTTATCATTATCATTATTATAATTTAGTCTCTAAAAATTATATAAATTTTATTTTTTATTTTTATATAATTTATTGGTTATTGTATATTATTTAATACTTATTACGTAGTATATATTATTATGTGTATGTCAACATAATTATTTATTAGTTATTATTTATCAATGCATATTGATTAGTCATTACGTTTAACATCATCAGTATTGAATAATTCATTTTTAATATCAGCACTTGATACAACACCATTTGACACTAATGCATTCTCAGTTGTATTCATATTAGCAACACCAACCAAATTGCCTTGTTCATCAATATTTTGAGTTAATTTATTTCCACTTTCCAGTGCTAATTTTTTATTTTCCTCAATAGCACTTTCTTTAGCATCTTTAACGCGTCTTTCAAATTCATTCTTGGCATTTTCTTCATTCTTTTTCTTTTCACTCATCAATTGGTTAAGTTCCTTCTCCAGATATTCAACACGTCCTGTTTTGTATGCCTCCGGCTCCCAAGGGATCCACATACCAACGGGTCCAACATAAATATTATGGTTAGGATCTTGTTCTCTCAATAATTTAGCACGTAATTCTGCTTCTTTCTGTGAAGGAAAACTACCACGTATTTTAATACCTCTCACGTTTGTTTGGTAATTATGACTTTCACCGAATTCATTTTCAAGTGCTTCTTCATGTTTATCTACAAAGTTTTTATATTCAGAATCAATATCAGTCTCTTTTAGCGTCTCTTGTTCTGTCTTTAAAAATTCTTGGAAATCTTTCATTACATCATCGAACTTAATGTTATATTTATAACTAATAAAATTAGTAAATTGCTGGTATTTCTCCATAGATTTAGAAAAATCAAAATGCTTTAGGAACTTCTCAAAGTAAAATAGTTCTTTTTTCTTCAATATATTGTCCGGTGATACAAATGAAATGCAAGCAAATTTCTGTCCCGCGATCTGTTTATCTTCATCTAATAAATCAATGTAACTATTTTGAGTTGTCATTATATAAAATATAATACTTATTTTAGTTTAAGTCGTTATTTATTTTAAATATATTTTAAATATATTTAATTCTCAATGATAAAAACAAGAAGAAAACAATATTAAATAAGAATAATTAGACTAATTAATATTAAATTTTTTTATTGAAATATATATATATAAAATGCTAGACCAATTAGAGAAAATGCTTGATTTAGGAGAATTAGTTCGCAGAGCAATCAAATATTTGGTTGAAGGTCTAATGGTAGCCCTTGCTGCCTATGCTATCCCAAAGAAATCCCTTAAAATGGATGAAGTAGCACTTATCGCATTAACCGCCGCAGCAACCTTCACTATTTTGGATACTTATTTACCAGCAATGGCAGTGAGTGCACGCCAAGGTGCCGGCTTCGGTATGGGTGCTAACCTCGTAGGTTTCCCCCGTATGTAAAATTAATATATTTGGATAATCAACCATATTTAGGTGATATCTATTTATAAAACTATTATACTTTAATAATACGCCATATAAAACATATTAAACTACTTAAAAATATCCAAACAAGTTTTAATTATAATCTATTTAGCATTATAATTACAACATTTTAAATAACATGAAAATACAGATTTATTCTGATATTCATCTTGAGTTTTACAAAACATTTCCAAAGATAGACAAGAAAGCTGATGTATTAATATTAGCAGGTGATATAGGTAGAATTAATATAACATGTTTTAAAACTTTTTTTGATTATGTTAGCGATAAATGGGTAAAAATATTTTATGTTTTAGGGAACCATGAATATTATCACTCTAAAAAAACATATGATAAATTAAATACTTCATATAAATCATTTTTTAGAAACTATAATAATATTACATTGCTTGATAGAGATGTGGAATTATACGAAGGAGTTTATTTTATTGGATGCACTTTATGGAGTATATATTCAAAAGATATTTCACGGGATTATACTAATTGTCTCAAGATGATTAAGAGTGTAAATGGTGACAATTGGAAAGTATCTATAACAAAAGATATATATAATGATTTCCATTATACCGATAAAAAATGGTTATTAGACACTTTAGAAACATTAAACCTTAATAATACACAGGATAATTTAAAAAAATATGTCATAATAACACATTATCCAACTACAATAGAAGGAACTTCTCATCCAAAATATAAAAATGAGATATACAAGGAAGTATTTGCTACAAATCTTGAGTTTAAGAACCCTGATATAGATAATTATTGTTACTATTTCGTTGCTGGTCATACACATTATAGTTATGATTTTTATGATGAAGAAGCAGGGATATATCATATATCTAACCAAATGGGGTATAAGAATGAAATAATAAAGGGTAGAACAGGGTTTGATGCATCAGGGTGCATTAGGGATATCTAAAATATTTAGATTGTTGGAATATATTCCCAATTTAATTCATTGCATATCTTTTTCCAAATATTGTCTTGTTCCATCCTCTTAATCGGATCTTTTAGCATATAAAAATAAGGGATATACTTATCTTCACCCAATAATTCACATAATTTATATGGGACAAAATGATAACTCAAAAAATTCACCCTATCATTGGGACAAAATTTGGCATATGGTTTTTGTATTTCCATAAATAGTGTGCATAATTTATTCTCTAATTCAATTGGCATATTTGGAGGTTTTATTCCTAATTTTTCTTTAATAAATGGTATATGCTCATAATATTTATTATATCCCAAATTTTTTAATATTTGTTTTGTTTTTAAATTTGTTAATTGTTCCAGGTTTATCCTCTCTTTTTTAATCTGATTTTTTATATTATCCATTACTTCATCATCTATTTTTGTGCTTTCCTTGGCTTGGAATTGTGCGAGTATTTCTCTAAAATGATTTATCCTTTTGTATGCATATACAGATACCTCTTTAGGTGGTTCTTTATATGATGGTTTCTCATTATCATTAATATACTGAAATTGACAAAAACATTGGTTGCATATCATCATACCATCTTGTTCTACTAATACTAATTCACCATTACACGATTTACATTTATCATGGTTTACCATAAAATCATGTATATCAATATATTCATCCTCTAAATTCATAAGGTATTGTTTGGTATAATTTTTAGAAACCGACTTATATCTACATTCTCTATCATTTTCATTATTCTTAAAGAAAAAATTATCCACTATTTTTTTCTTATTGTTATCATTTACTATATCTTTCTTATCTTCAAAATAATTAAATATATATTTTGAATTATCCAAATAATAATATTTCTTCTTACTCTTATATTCATTGATAGTTATTTTCAATTCATTTATTCTATCTTGCGCTTCTAATTTCTTATCTATATTGTCTATCATTTCTATATTTCTCTCTAGTTCTCTCTTCTCTTTTTTTAGTTTAGGTATTTGTTTCTCTAATTTAGATATAGTATTAATTATTTCATTATGTTTATAATCAAGTGTCATTATTGATTTATTCGCTACATTAATTTTTTTACTGGTTTTTGGTTTAAATGACATGATTAATAATTAAACTATCTAAAAGTATTTTAATATAATATCAATTAATTTTTTAATATTAAATATCTTTAATAGTTTATTTTAATACAGTTAACCCATTTTAAAAGTATGATTTAGTATAAAATCCGTTTATCCTTGTATATTTTTTTGATATTATAAGTTAGATTATATATGACTGATATAGAACAACTACATGATATTAGAGATACAATTAAGAACATGGATATACAAACAATTCAACGTATGATTTTTATTTATAATGCTTTAGAAAATGGTTGGAGCATAAAAAAGAACAATAATGACCTATATTCATTCAAAAAATCACATAATAATAATAGGGAATATTTTAGCAATGATTATATTACTACATTTATCAAAGAAAATATTAATGTAAAAAAAATGTTCTCATCGCTAGCAGATAAATAATATATTAAAGATGTATTATTAATAGGATTAAGAAACTCAGATAGCGTAAATGGATTATTTATGATAATTTAATTACGCCATCCAGAATATTCTATTTTCTCACTGTATCTTAGTATCTTAAACAGAAACGCATATCAACGCATACGCACGGAGTATGAAAAATCGTGCGTTTCTTATCCCTAATTAATAATAATATTAATATAAGTTTCAGTATGAAAATATATAAATTATATTTTTGATATTATTATACGAAAAATTTACTACATTTATCAAAGAAAATATTAATTTAAAAAGAATATTTTTTCCTTGGTCTAAGGAATTAAATTAAATTAAACGTTCATTATTTAATTTTATAATATTTAGGAATATTATAAAATGGGAGGAGGTTTAATGCAACTCGTAGCTTATGGCGCGCAAGACATCTATTTAACTGGTAATCCACAAATCACTTTCTGGAAAGTAACATACCGCCGACACACTAACTTCTCTATGGAGTCCATCGAACAAACCTTTAACGGTCAAGCCGATTTCGGTCGTCGTGTTCAATGCACAATCAGCCGTAACGGTGATTTAGCATACCGCACTTATTTCCAGGTGACTTTGCCAGAAATCAGAACTACTGATGCTAGTTATGCACGTTGGTTAGATTACCCTGGTGAACAATTAATCAGCATGGTTGAGATCGAGATTGGTGGACAACGTATCGACCGTCAATATGGTGACTGGATGCATATCTGGAATCAATTAACCATGACTTCTGAACAAGAAGCAGGTTACCATAAAATGATTGGGCAAACCACACAATTGACTTACATCACTGACCCAAGTTTCGCTGATGTTGATGGTCCTTGTGAATCTACCGCACCACGTCAAGTATGTGCCCCACGTAACGCCCTTCCAGAGACCACCCTGTATGTACCTCTGCAATTCTGGTTCTGCCGTAACCCAGGTTTAGCACTTCCACTTATCGCACTTCAATACCACGAAGTTAAGATTAACATTGAATTACGTCCTCTTGATGAATGCTTATGGGCTGTATCTAATCTTACTACTATTGTTAAATCAACCACTGGTGCTTACAATAAATCCCTTGTGGCTGCTTCTCTATACGTAGATTACATTTTCTTGGATACTGATGAACGTCGTCGTATGGCACAAAACCCACACGAGTACCTGATTGAGCAACTCCAATTCACTGGTGATGAATCAGTTGGTAGTTCAAGCAACAAGATCAAATTGAACTTCAACCATCCTTGCAAAGAACTTGTATGGGTAGTCCAAGCAGACGCAAATGTAGATTATTGCGCTTCATTCGAGAATGGTAACACATTAGCCAACGTATTTGGCGCTCAGCCATTCAATTACACTGATGCTATTGATGCATTACCAAACGCACTCCATGCTTACAACAGTCCTTCAGGTGCTCAAGGTCCCAATTCTGTAATTGATATCTCTGGATTGTTCCAAAACGATGGTGCCGTAGATGTAAGTTCAACTGAACAATGGGGTTATCCTGACCCAAATATGAATAGCACAGAAGCCGCGGGTGTTTCTGATGCTGGTGCTTTCGTCCTCGCTGAGACCGCTCTTAACATGCATTGTTGGGGTCAAAATCCAGTGCTCACTGCTAAACTTCAACTCAATGGACAAGACCGCTTCAGTGAACGCGAAGGAACTTATTTCGACCAAGTTCAACCATTCCAACATCACACACGTGCTCCAGACAGTGGTATTAATGTATATTCTTTCGGTCTTCGCCCTGAAGAACATCAACCATCTGGCACTTGCAATTTCTCCCGTATCGATAACGCAACCCTGCAAACTGTTCTCTCTAACGCATCCGTCGGTGGTAACTCTACCTCTAAGGTGCGTGTATATGCCACTAACTACAATGTTCTGCGCGTAATGAGTGGTATGGGCGGGTTAGCTTATAGTAATTAGTGTAACTAATAATTATATAGAATAATTAAACATTAATTAGAATAACCAAATAAAAACACTATAAAAATATCATATCATATTATAATACAATATAATATGATTTATAATAGTTTTAACTTTTAAAACAACTTATTTACGACAAAAACAAATTAAAAATATATTTTTGATAAGAATGATTTATAGTAATTTTAAATTTAACTATTAATAAAAGGGCTATATTTAGGGCTAAGAAACGCAGATAACATAAATGGATTATTTGTGATAATTAATTTAACGCGCCTAGAATATTCTATTTTCTCTCTGTATCTTAAACAGAAACACATATTAACGCATACGCACAGTGTATGAAAAACTATGCGTTTATTAGCCCTATTAGTAATTAGTGAAATTAAAATATTTCAATATATATTTAAAGATTTGACCATTATAAATAATATAATATGCTAGTGCGATTTTCAAAATTTAAAAAAGGTATTTTTTACCACGATGAATATCAATATTTAAATCTAATTAATAATATTCTAACAGATGGAGATTTAATTAAAGGACGTAATGGAAATGTTATTTCACAATTTGGTTCGCATATGCGTTTCTCTCTATCTTCAAAAGAAAGGAATGACGACGGAACTGTAAAATATAAAAATATTATCCCCTTTTTAACAACTAAACGTCTTGCTTGGAAAACATGTTCAAAAGAATTATTTTGGTTTATTAGAGGTCATACTGATAATTCATTATTAAAAAAACAAAATGTTAATATATGGAATGATAATTCAACGCCCGAATTTATGGCTAGTCGTGGATTATCTCACTATCCAGATGATATATTAGGTCCTATTTATGGATGGCAATGGCGTAATTTTAATGGTAAATATGATTATCGAAACCCTAATGTTAGAGACTTTGATATTATAAATTCATATAATAGGGTAAATGATTATTATAAACGTGAACCTCATTATGGTAGTAAAAAAATAGACCAACTTCAATATGTTATTGACGCACTAAAAAATAGTGATATTAATTCTATCAAAGAAAATAAATATTCTCGTCGGCTAATTGTCAGTGCTTGGAACCCTCAACAATTGGATGAGATGGCACTTCCACCTTGTCATATTTTATTTCAATTTAATGTAAATTCAAAAGATGAATTAAATTGTATTATGTATCAGCGTAGTGGTGACGTAGGGTTAGGAGTTCCATTTAATATTGCTTCATATTCATTATTGACACATATTATAGCGAAACACTGTGGTCTGAAACCAGGGGCATTTATTTATACAATAGGTGACGCACATATATACGAAGAACATATTCCTTATTTAAAACAACAAATACAGAGAGACCCGTTTGAATTCCCAAATATCAATATTAAAAGAACACATTATGATATAAATGATTATTCATTAGATGATATTGAAATTACTAATTATAAATATCATAACTCCATAAAAATGGATATGAAAGTATAAAATCTATTATTTAGAAAATATGGTATCCCATTTTTCATCAAATCCAAATTCATAAGAATAATCATATAAAGTAATATATATACTATTCATTACATCAAAGAAATCTCCAGGAATATACCATTCCGGAATATCATTATTCTCGTATATATTATTGGTTTTTATAGAATTAGAAAGTACACTATAATAATTAAATTTTTTGTCATAATCATCAAATTTAAATCCCCGTTTCCTTAATAAACTACATATATTACTTGGTTTTATTAATCTTAATGAACTATTATTAAATTTTATTACAGCAAGTATTTCATCTTCCATTTTATCAAATACTTTTATAATGCCATATGTTTTATAAGACATATTTAAATATTTATTTTCTAACCATTTCATTATATTTAATTATATTATTAACTTTATATAATTAAATAGAACCAAACTATATATTTAGTTAAGAGTTATTTATATTTTTATTAAATATAAAAATTGAACTTTGAAATTTAAAAGTATTTAAATTAAATAACAAATTAATATATAGAGGAACAGGATTCTAAAATGAGTGATTACAAACCTATTAAGGAGACACTACTAAAAAAAACAAAAAGGAGACTTAAAAAGTTCAATATAATATGTCGTTATTGTAAAAATAATATTACAAAAAATCACAGCTTTTGTTATAATTTAGAATATTATAATGAAAATATTAAAAGCATAATTAAGATACAAAAGTTTATTACAAAACAACCGAAACCCAAAATTTTATATAAAAAACTAACAAAAAGACAATTTTTAGTAAATGAAATTTTTCAACCAAATAAATATGGCATATCAAAATGGATATCACGTAATGAATTATCAAAAACAGCTTTAAAATTATCAAATAATGGAAATTGTCGTCACGGAAAGTTCTTCAATGATACCAGGTTTATATGGGAAAAACAAAAAGAAAAAAATACAGTTGTTTCATTAAGAACTAATGGTTATGATAAATATAATAATAATATAAATAATAGAAATATACGAAAAGATATAAAAACATTTCATTATAAAACCGGTTGTGTTTGTTGTGGTAGTAATAGTGATTTAGTTATAGATCATAAAAATGATTTATATAATGATCCACGAGTATTAAATATAACTACACAAAATATTTATGATTTTCAATGCCTATGTAATCACTGTAACCTCCAAAAACGCCAAATATGTAAAGATACTAAAAAATATAAAAAACGTTATGGTGCGACAAATATTCCACAATTAAAAATATTTGGTATAGATTTTATTGATGGTGATGAAACATTTAATCCTAATGATATAAATGCTTTAAAAAGCACTTATTGGTATGACCCAATAGCGTTTATGGAACATATAAATAAATGTTTTATTGGGAAAATATAGTTATTTTATCATAATATTCTTTTGATAATTCACAACCTTTAAAATTACGGTTTGTATTTTTACAAGCTGATGCTGTTGTTCCACCACCTAGAAAAGTATCCATCACAGTATCATTTTCATTTGAATGTTTCTTAATTAATTCTTCAAATAATAATATACTTTTTTGTGTAGGATGGATTCGTTTTTTACCTCCTTGTAGTGGAAACATATATATACCATTATCATATTTACTATTAAATGTAGGTTTGCCACCCTTAACTCCTAATAATGCTATTTCACGACAGTTTGTTAAATAATTAACTCTTGAATTCAATGGTTGTGGGTTCGTTTTAATCCATTCTATAAAACGAATTTGTTTAAATTTATGTTTTTCAAACAACTCTTTTAATATAGTTATTTTCCAAATATCAAAGAACATAATTAAAGTTCCGCCTTTTTTTAATTTTTTATAATATTCTTTTATAAAATTATCAAGTATTTCAACCGTAAATTCTTTATCCCAAATACCATAATCAGTCTTAACACAATATTTTTTACCATATATTGTTCCATATTTTATAAAGTTTGTTTTTTGTTTATCATTAAATACTATTTCTTTATTAGATAATTTGTACTCTTCCCATTGTTCTATTGTTTTTATAAATTCAATATTATTTTCTTCATTTAATTTAACATTATTATAATGTGTATTCATACCACTATCACGCGATATTAGATATGGTGGATCTGTTAATATTAAATCAATACTATTATTTTCTATCGTTTTTAAATATGTAATCCCATCAGTGTTCTTTATTTCAATATTAGGTAATTCCATTTTTTTATAATCTAGTGATTTAATAGTTATTTTTTCTTCGATCAATTTTTTATTTACACTATTATCATTTTTTTCAAATACTTTTTCTGTATTATATTTATGACAAGGATTTTTTCGTTTTATATGTATATCATAATATGATTTTTGAGAAAACTCTTTCAAACAACGTTCGCAGGTATAAATTGACATATTATATATTGTTTTATATTGTTTATTTTAAATAGTTATAGTTCAATTTTATATTTCACAAGAGTCAAAATATACTCTTAAATTTTACTATTTACACTATATATATGCTTTAATAATTGTTAATATGTAAAATATGTAAAATATAACCAAATTATAATTGATTTGGAAATATTTTTATTTAATATAAAAATTGATTACAATAAACATTCAATAAATAATGATAATAATCATTACCTATACAGAAATAACCTTATGACTACTCAACATATTTTCATTGATGGGAGTTATTTCATATTCTATAGAACATTTGCTCTTATCAACTGGTGGCGTATTAGTCATAAAGAAGAACCTTATGATAATCTTCATTTGAATGATGAATTTGTAAATAAATTTAAACAAACATTCATTACTAAAATACAAGAAATCCCGAAAAAATTAAATATTGCACTTGAAACAAAGGTCCAGTACTATATTGGTAAAGACTGTCCACAATCAACAATATGGCGTAAAGAATTGTATAATGATTACAAAGGTTCGCGCTTATCTTACAAAGATAGTCCAAATAATCCTGCCGAGTTTTTCAAGATTGTATATGATGAAAATAATAATTTATTCCAACAAGCTCTTCCAAATGCTGTTATTCTTGAATATCCAAGATTAGAAGCAGATGATTGTATTGCCTTATACTCGAGAGATGTATTAGAAACCGAGCCATATGATGAAATTATTATAATCACAAGTGATTTCGATTATCTTCAATTAGTCCAACAGCGGGTCAATATTTATGATTTAAAATATAATTTATTAAATAATAAAATGACGTTTGAATGTCGCAGAGAAGAATTGTTATATAAAATTATCTTAGGTGATAAATCTGATAATATCCCATCTGTTTTCCCAAAATGCGGGAAAAAAACGGCAATTAATTTATGCTCTGATATTTCTTTGTTTGAGACGAGATTAATGAAGGATGAAAAATATTTATCACAGTATAAACTTAATAAAAGACTTATAGACTTTAATGAGATTCCAAAAGAGTTAAAAAACGAATTCTTAAATAGATATGGAAAAGTATAAATTGATTGGGATATGGTAATAGTGAGATTATATGTTATATGTTAATTTAGAATATTTTATAGTTTAATAAATAAAATATTTATTTTACTCTTTTGAACATTTATACGTTTATTTCTATGACTACACTCATTATCTAAAATGATTAATTTATTTTTATATTTTCCATTTATAAACTTGTTAATAAAATCAACCATCTTATTACTATCAATTCCACGTTTTATATACCTTATATCCAATTATACCTTTTGAAGAAATAGCAATTATACCAGTGTATTTTTGAATGCTTATTTACTTTCTGTTTGATTTCACCTTTACTTAATTCTTTATAAAATTTCAGTATAATCATAAATGTGTTTAATGATGTTTCATCAATACTTGTAATCTATATTGTATAACCTTACTATAAATCTCTTTGATTTTATTTTTAATTATTAGGACTGTGTTTCACATAGAAAATAATGATCGAACGAATAGCGAAACATAAGAAACGTCCCGAAATCCAGCGAAATTGTAAAATATACAGTAGTTTAACTATCAAATCAAAAAACAAAATATATATATAAAATACTAATATATATTTTGTTTTTCGCTAGTTCCGAAACACAGCCCTATTAATTATAATAAGTTTTTTATATTTTATTTTAGGAACATCTCGTAATATTGTTTATTTTAGTGTGAAATTTATATCCATTACGGCTCTACCTAAATGGATTATTGATAGCGTTAAGACATAATATTTAGTTTTACACCTTTGGACATTTAAAACGCCGATTCTGACCATAACTTAATTTTACATAATATATATCTTCCCATTTTGTATTATCAAATGTAATGTAAATATTTTTTTTCATTTTCGTAATAATATATACTCCTTTTGTTGCTTTCCAAACTGCCATTGTTGATAATAATTTTATTTTAAGTTCTTCTTCTGTATTTGTTCTATAAAATTTAGTTAAATAATCATCAACCATAACAACACATTCATTATTTTTTGTTATACCATTAGGTCTTGCTACTAATCCCATTATTTCATTAATTTCAACTTGATATATGCCAGATAAACAATCCCAAGGCTTATAAACATTATCACCAATAATTTGTGTTAATTCATAATCTATATTATCATCATTAAATAATCTTTTCATAAATCTTAAGTAAACACTTTCTTCACCGTTTTCATTTATATCTTCTTTATTAAGAGGATAATAAAATGGATTTAAAGTTTCACCATATTTTACGTAACTTTTTGCTTGTTCTGGCGTTTTACAACCTAATCCCAATATCCATGGAACTATAAATGACGATATAACAGAATGTCTTTGAGTAAATATATTTTCCATTTCTTATTGTTATAATTAAAATAATAACTTCAATTTATTTCAATTTTTTATAAAAATAATCGGCGTTTTAAATGTCCAAAGGTGTAATAATAATTCATCCATAGGGATAAGAAACGCAAGATTTTTCATACTCCGTGCTTATGCGTTAATATGCGTTTCTGTTAGGATACAGAGAGAAAAATACAATATTACAGTTGCGTAAATCAATTATCATAAATATCCTATTTACGCTATATGCATTTCTTAGCCATATTAGTAATAGGTGTTTTAAATGTTCAAAAATGTAAATAAATTTTTTATAATTAAATATCTAATCCATAATATATATTTAATATGATTTTTTTAAGTAAGAATGAGTATAAAAATAGATTTGTATTAGACTACCATAAAGAACTTATAAATAATGATATTGACGCGTATGCAAAATATCCAGCATATAATTTTGTATATGATAAATATTTTGTAATGAAAAGCCAGGGAGTAGATAGTAACACAATGAATATTATACCATTATCATTCCCTGTTTTTGTAAAGCCAAAGATAAACCTGAATGGTGGTAATCGTGGTTGTTTTATTGTTAATAATAAGAACGAATTTATAAAAATTAGAGAGAAATATAATAATAAAGAAACAGAAACAATAAAAGAATTATTCTGGTCTTCTGTTATTGATGGACAAGAAGGAAGCACTGATTTTATAGTAGCGAATGGGATTATAAAATATGAACTCGATTATAAAATACAAAAAATACCTGGATCTATAATTGGAATTGAAACACTTATATCAAATAATAATAAGACACCTGTTCGAGTTAGAAATTGGTTACATAAACATCTCTCAACATTTACAGGGATTGTAAATTTACAATATATTGGGAATACAATAATTGAGGCTGGACTCCGCCCTGATGCTGGAGGACGTTTTTTACAATGGACACAAAATAAAATATTAATAGAAAATATAAACTATTTTACAGAAACAGGTAGATGGATACAAAGACCAGACAATGAACTTAAATTTGATGATGTTTATGTGGTGGGTTGTTATAAGGATTATCCTATAATTTATTATATTCCATATCCTATTATAGAAAAAATCATGAAAAATAATCATGTTCAAAATTGGCATTATTATATTGATGTCCAGAAAAATGGAAAGAAATACATAAATATTGTGGATAAAAACAGAAATAAACTATTGAAAGTAAAAAAGATAATTGAGACATTAATGAATATATTGAATATCATGTTTATTGCTCTATTTCTCTCTATATCTGCTTATCTAATTGGGGCATTTATATTCAAATATAAAATACCATTATGGTTTTATTTTATGATCATAATTATTTTAATAATATATTCAACGAGGGTTATTAATCCTATTCGTTATATATATAATAATGAATTTTAGTTTGTATTCGGATTGTTTTATATTGTATTCACTCTGTATTGTATCATATTTTTATAATTATTGGTTATTTACTATTTATTACATAATATTTAATATTTAAAATCTTCCCAAGACAAATAGCCCGATGCTGTTTTTATCGTTTCTTCTTTATCTTCATCTTCTTTTGTTTCATTATCACACTCTTCAATAATATCATTGGATGCGTGTAATTTTTTTTTATTTGTAGTATTATGGTTATTTACTATGATATCATCACTACACATAAAATTTACTTCTACTGAAATATTATCAATCTCGTTATGGTTATCAGTATTGATATTATCAAGTCCAAATAATAAATTCATATTATATACTTCCATTTTATCTTCTTCTTTAAAGAAGATTTTATTAATTACATCATCATTTCTCAACCTAATACTGTAATCCATTTGTGTGCTATTCCTTCCAACCCGCCCAAATGCTTGAATTACTTTCTCCTGCGTCATATTTTGTAAATCTTTCCCCATATATCCATGACAGAATTGATAATTTGTCCCATATATAAAATCAGGGGTAGCAATAATAACATATAATTTCTGTTGTAGCGCCAATGATTTCATGATTTCAAGATATTTAATATCTTTATGAGAACGGAAAACACCAATACCCAATAACAATAATACTTTCCAAATAGGTTCCACATCACATAACATAATATTTTCAATATGTTGCTCTTCAATGTCACAAGTAAATGAATTTTTGACATTATGTTTATTATATCTTTTCAAATGTTCTGGTCTATTCGGGATAAACATATCGTGTAAATTAACCCTCTTTAGACAAGAACCTAATCCTTGGATTTTTTTCGTCAATGTATTAATAGTTGGGTCTTGTTTATCCATCCGTGATTGTTTTTTCTCTTTCTCATCATCATTTGAAGCCCCACCCATAATTTTATAAGTATATTCTTGTAATTCTTTTTCCAAATCAATAATACTACTTCTAATTTTTTCATTAAAATCAATATTTTCACTTATTTTATCTACTTGATCCTTGGGGATTTCACTGATTTTTAATAATACAGATGCTAGTTTATCAACATCTTCAGCGATATAAATAGTGGGTCCATCTGTTAAGGTATGTGCGTCTTTTGTTGTAATATGGATGTTTGAATTCATAACATTGACATTATTATTACCCATATATTTCTCATAAATGTCATGCCAATTTTTATTAAGACTACCCATTAAATCAATATAATATTCTTTAATACTAATACTATTAATTAAATCAATAGATGTAAAATACTCCTTAATATTATACCTCTTACGCAATAATAAGTCATTATCATGAATGAATTCTATGAACCTCACGATTTCTTTTAGATCAAAATGACGTAGAATTGTCTTGAATTGTTTACAATGTTGAATACAAGATTTTAATTTATTACTAGTATCACATATAATATGAGGCAATACAATATCACCTTTTGAACTAATAATAGGGATTGTTTTTTTACAATCATGACTTACAATATTATATATTGAAGCATCTTTAAACCTCAATTTGAAATACTCCATCATACTTCTTAATTCACCTTGTGACGGTAATGTTGCTGATGAAAGCACCATATTTGGAATCTCATTTTCTAACCAATTTTTCTGTAAAATACCGTGAAATTCGTGGGTTTTATAATCTAATGTAATTGTCGGTTCATCCCAATATGTGATAATTTCATGGTTGTTATTGAATGCCAACATATAATGCATAGCAGGTAAATATGATTTAATATCACATACTAAAACCTGAACTTTATCCCCTACTGAATTATCTACACGAAATATACCCCCTGTTTTAAAATTCTTTACAATATCTTTTGCAGCATTATAGTGCAGTCTTACATCACTTGGACTAGAACACCCAAATGCAACAGCAAGTGGGATATCCATAGAAATACATGATTTCGCTAATTGCAACCCAACATGTTTAGCCGCACAAACAAATATTACTTTATGCTCTTTTGCTAATCCAATCGGGGTAATAGTTTTTCCGGTTCCGGTTGGTGCCTGATACAGTATAATTTTAGAATGTTTTTTTTTAGAAATTGTAAATATTTGTTTTTGATGTTCATATAATTGCATATCAGCATATTTCAATAAACTATGATTTCTCTCAATGATTGAGAACGCGTTCCTTACAATATGCAATAAATCAATATCACCCTCATATTTTGCTAGAATATGATTGACAAACAGTATAATGTCAGGATTTACACGTGTAATATTGAATTTCATAATATGATATAGGGTATAATAACATTCGTGAAATTTATCATTGTTGTTTATAACTACTGATTTTAACAAGTTATCTATAATATCCAATACAACATATTCGAAAATATCATGTTTTATACCTTGAATTTTACTATTAGTATTATCAATTTTCATCTTATCTATCTTTTTTAATACATGTTTTTTCTTACTCTTTTTATCACTTTTATGGGAGTTATTTTTTACAAGTGCACTCTTATTGTTATCAATATTGGTATTCATATCTAGATTATATTTTTTAATCATACTATCAATAATAGTTGAGAAATACTTATTATATAAATATCTGGATAGTGTATTTTCATCATTATCATTCAAATTCATAACTGACATCATAGAGGTATGAATATTATATTTCGCATTAATATTATTATAATTATTCCAAATAATCTTAAGAATTTCTTTCTCCTTTTCTTGAACTGGGATCTCCAACGATTCCCATTCCATCTTGGATAATTTATTTTGTGTGAAATCCATTATTCTAGTAATTATTTATATTTGATGATATTTTATATTGGTGTTCGTTAAATCAATTTTTTATTATAGGAGTTAATATGTTCCATAAAAATGTAAAATATATCCGACAATAACACGCATAAAGAATTAGAAAAATTTAATATAACAAGTTCGTTCGAGATAAAAACTATTTGTAAGATTATTAATTACTTTATCTTTAATTTTATAAATAGAGTAATTATATATATGGTTGTTACTAGACAAACAATGAAAGGTGGGAAAGTGAAAAATACAATAAAAAAGATAAGAGCAAAAACGAATAAGTCAAAAACACCAAACATTTCGGGGATGAAGAAGATAAATATAAGAACAAAAACAATTAAAAAAGGTGTAAATATAAAATCTAAAAAACAATTAAAAAAGGGTGTAAATAAATCAAAACAACGGTATGGTAGAGGTACCAGAAGTTGTTTTGGGATGAGAGAATATACTAATTTTTTTTTGTTAGGTAAATTAAGGTGTTGTTATGAGAACAGTAGTGATGAGAACGAAAAAGTATATGACAATATTATAAATGATGTAATTCGCAAATTTCATAGGACACGTAAAAGCCCATTTTTAAAATATTTAATAAAAGAATACGATACGTTTAAAATATCAACAATAAAGGCTATACGAATACCCGTTATCAGATTTCAAGAAGCAGCATTACCAACATTAAATTTAGAACATACAATAATACGTGATATAAAGGAACACGATATGAAATGATATTTCTGTTAATTATAGCGTTTTACAAATACCAAACGTTTTCCTATGCCATTGTGTTAATCCATATTTCTTAAGTCCATCTATGTGTTTTTTTGTGCCATACCCTTTGTTTTTAAGTAATCCATATTTTTCATCTAATTCTGGATTATCTTCGCATATTTTTTCAATATATTTATCTCTCGATACTTTCGCCAGGATACTTGCAGCCGCTATACTACAATACCAGTTATCACCACCTTCTATACATTCATATGGTATTCCTTTATATTCCCTAAAATCACATCCATCTATTAATAGAAACTCCGGTTTAATCTCTATTGTTTCAATACATTCATGCATACACGATAATGTTGCTTCACGGATATTAATTTTATCAATGTCCTTTTCATCCATATAAGATATTGAATAATCAATACAATTCTCTATTATATAATTATATGCTTCTGTTATTTTTTTATTAGATGAGAAGCGTTTACTATCTTTCATAAGAGAGAAATTAAAATTATCACGTGGTAAAATAACACAAGCAACATATACCCTACCAAACATGGGTCCTCTGCCCGATTCATCAATTCCTGCCTCTAATAGTATTTTTGAATCGCCTCTAATGTTTCTCTCTATGATTATACCTGGGTTATTAGTTTCATCATCACCTCCATTTTTAATCTCCATATCATTTTTAATTTCATCTATATATCCATTATAATATGGTCTTAGTGGGTCTTTTTTATTTCTAATATTTCTATATATCTTATTTTTTTTATCTTTGTTATTAGTTTTTGAAAATGGATAATCATCATTAATTAATTTCTGTAAGTTTTCGCTTTTTTCGATATTTTTTGTTGCGAACTCACGAAATCGTTTATATAGTTCAGTATTCATAAATGTCAGTTTTATATGGTTGTATTTTAATATCTCTATATCATTATTATATTATTTAGTAATCAATTTTATACTATATAATATATTTATTAAACTCCTACATGTGTTATATTTATTAAAGGCAATAAATAATTATGCTAATTTTGAATTATCTCCTGTTAATTTACTTTTAAGTATATCCTTAGTGACCTTTCTCCTTTTTGGTAAATTTTTCAATGTAGAGGTTTTCTTATGATCAGTTTGCTTAAGAGTGAATTTTTTCTCACTATTTATTTGTAATCCAATTATAGATTTGATTACACTCTTTTCTTTATCATAACTTATTTCTTTTACTCGTTGGAACCTCTTTCTATTTAAAGAATTCAATAAATAATCTTTTAATTCTTCAATCTTATCAAGTGTTAAACCTTCTTTCTCTCCAAAAATCTCAGCATATTCATTTAGTTTCTGTATTTTATACATCTTTTCTAGTTTGTTCCACGGTTTCTGTGTTATAGTTGTTGTTTGTTCCATTTCTAAGATGTTATCTATATTATTTTTTGTTACATTATCTTGTTGAATATTTAAAACACCCTTATCTTTATCAGTGTGCTTATTATTTAATAACATCGTTTGATATTCTATATTGCGTAATTCGTTGCATTGTGTCATATTATATATAATACATGTGTTAGGTTTAACTCGTTATAATATATTAATATATTAAGTAAAAGGTATAAATATATTAATATATATATGAAAAAAACCGTAGTATTAACGAATAAAACCACAATCAGTAAGATTAATAAAAAGATCCAATACAGGGATATAATTAACGTATGGGATTTACCTTTTAAAAAAGAAAGGTTACATAGTATAATTTCACACAATACGCAGAAAGAAATTATAGATGTCATTAATAATACTGACTGTGATATTATAGGAAATATAGATGACGATGAATTAATATATTATGAATGCCATGAAGAAGAAGATATGGAAGACGAAACCTATAATTTACAACTAGATAATATAATTGGTTCTGTAGAAATAAATAATAAAAAAAGCATACCAAAATCTAGAATTTATAATATTGTATTAAAAGAAATAAAAAATAAAATTTGTGGATATGGACAACAAGACAAGAATAAAAAAATATATACCAGTGACTTGATTATTTCTCTCCGCGATACAGTTGAATTATTAGCCAATTCATGTCTTATTTGTAGTTATTGTAGGAAGATTGTATATATTTTATATACTGAATATAGGGATCCAAATCAATGGACGCTAGACAGGATTGATAATAATATAGGACATCATAAGAATAATTGTGTTATATCTTGTTTATCATGTAATTTACAAAAGAGACGTATGAATGATGATAATTTTAGATTCACAAAACAAATGAAAATTATAAAGAAGGGATAATATGTGGTTAATTAAATTTAAATAATAAAAAAATTATATCATATAATAAAAATATATCAATGATACAATTAAAATGGAGTAATGGTTCTATCAATGAGAGAAGTATTAAGAGAGCTGTTATTGTTAAAGAAGATAATGTAAGTAATACTGAATATAATAAAGTGATTGATAATGGTGGACAAGAACTAGGAACAATAAATGATTTTAATCATATAGGGGAAAATTTATATTATAATGAGGGACAAAATAAGCCAGATATTAGACAAGGTATTAATGGTGGACATTTAAATAAAGAGGTATTCACGCAACGCACAAAACATAGAGAAGAACAAAATGAGAAATTATCAAATCGTCATATGGTTATTCAAAAGAACATTAATCCCTTTGTTACTAATGGGAATTATATTGATCACCTCAATACGGAAGACGAATTTTTAAGACCTAAGGATTCCAATTATAATTAATTTAGGGATATTATACCCACTCAAATATATCTATATTTATATTCGTTATAACAATTTAAATATTATAGTTGAAAAATACTTATATATAAAATGAATAGATTATATACTACTCAAAATGAGTTGTTATTAAATAACTTATTAAAATATTATGGAAAGAATAATTATGAGTTATTAGAGAAGATAATACCAATTATTAATGGTCAATCATTAACATCAATAAGGATTATTGATTGGTTTGTTACAAATTACGCTAAGAAGAATTTTGTTATTTATAATATAAATGCTGGTGGAGTGAGTGGGAACACCGCAAATAATGGCGATACAATGGAAAGTGAAAATAGGGATGTTAAGCGGTTCAAAGTATATATGGATTATAAACTAAAACTTAAGGCATATAGTAAAAAGAGGTTTGACCCTTTTTGTCGTTGGGATAGGATAAACATACCTTATAAGAATAATAGTTTTATACAGACAACAATAGGGCAACTAAATTTTTTTAAGTGGGCTCTAGATAATGAAATTTTGGAATTTGTTGAAAATAATATGTCTATAATTGAGAAAGATATGAATAATTACAATAGCACTGCAAAAAGAAAACTTGAGAATTCTAAATCCAAGACTAGAAAAACGAGAGAAGAATTATCTATTTCCGCAACACGTAGTATAAAAAAAGAAAATGTTGAGATAATTGTGAGGTTCAATTAAAAGGGGATGATATCCCCTTAAACCCCTTTTTAATAGGAGAGGTTTGAATATCCCATTAGACCCTTTTTTAATATGAGAGAGTTGTATATTCTATTAGACCCATTTTTAATAGGAGAGGTTTGAATATTCCATTAAACCCCTTTTTAATAGGAGAGGTTTGAATATTCCATTAAACCCCTTTTTAATAGGAGAGACTTATAAGGATTATAGATTAAATTTAAAATTTATTATTTTATTTGTTTCAATTCTAATAATTAATTTAATAGAATACTTGTTAATCTTTATCATATTTAAAATTTCTTTTAATGTATATTTTGCTTCCTTTCTTTGTATTGATAAATTCAATTTTGGATACCAACTATACCCTTTTAATCCATTTTCATTACTAAGTTTCATATTAAATGTTGTTGTTTGTAAAACTTTTTGCGTAGGCATAGAACACCATATATCATTTAAAATTCCCATATATTTTATCCTTTTTGAAATAACCATATTCCCATGTTTCACAATACATTCTATAATATTAGATTTTGTTAATATTACTTTATCAAGTTCTTCTTCTGTAATATATATCTCTTTTGGTGTTAAAATTAAGTCACCATTTATAATTTCCTGTGTATAATTTTCGATATTAGAGATGCGAATTATTTCTGCCATATTTTCTAATATTTAGGAGATTAATCCAATTTTGTTAATTCAAATTAAGTTATAAAATTGATTTAAATTAACAACATATATTAACAACATATAACAAAAATGGTTAAATATAGTTGCGAACGATGTGGAAAAGAATTTTCTCAAAAATCTCATTATGATTCTCATTATAGACGCAAAACACCTTGTGAAAATAATACTGATAAAATTAAGGCACTTGTAGATAAAGCAGTTGAAGAAAAATTAAAAGAATTAAATAATAAAAAATTGACTTTTAAAAATAAAGAATTAAATATTAATATAACGAGTAAAATGGATCAACTGAAAATACAAAAACCATTCTTAAAATGGGTAGGAGGTAAAACACAAATTATTAATGACATTATTTCAAAAATACCAAAGCAAATGAATAATTATCATGAACTATTTTTAGGAGGAGGAAGTGTTTTATTGGCTGTTTTATCATTACAAAAACAGAACAAAATTGTAATTAAAAATAAAATTTATGCTTATGATATCAATAGTGATCTAATCAATGTGTATAAAAACATTCAAAGCAATAAAGAAGAATTATATAAAATTATTAATTCATATATCAATGAATATGATAGTATCAAGGGTTCTATAATCAATAGAAAACCTACTTCTTTTGAAGAAGCAAAAACATCAAAAGAAAGTTATTATTATTGGATAAGAAACAAATATAATAATATAGACAAAAATACTATTGAATGTTCTGCCCTATTTATGTTTATTAACAAGACTTGTTTTAGAGGTATGTATCGTGAAGGACCAAATGGATATAATGTACCATATGGACATTACAAAAAAACACCTACAATAATATCTGAAACAGATTTAAATTATATTAGTGATTTGATTAAAAATGTTAAATTTAAACATAGTAGTTTTACTAATTCAATTAAAAATGTCAAAGAAAGAGATTTTGTATATTTAGATCCACCATACGCTCCAGAAAATTCTAAATCCTTCGTTGGATATGTAGCTGATGGTTTTAACTTAGAAACACACAACTTGCTGTTTGATGAAATAAAAAAATTGGAAAATATAAAATTTGTTATGAGCAACGCAAAAGTAGATTTAGTTACTGATAAGTTTAAAGAATATAATTGTGTTGATATTATAGCAAGGAGGGCAATTAATTCTAAAAAACCAGGTTCAACAACAACAGAAGTTATTATTTATAATTAATTATGAAGTTTATTATATTATCTTTATATGTTTTACTACTACCCCAGAAGTAACAAATATTCTTAAATTCTAAATATTCTAATTCGGCTATACAGTTTTTTTTGAACCATTCAGATAGACAATATATATAAATTATATTATAACTTGGAAAAGTCCTTGAATATTGCCATAATTTGAAATCTGGTGTTTGTATCTTTTCACATACAGAACCAGAACATTGTTGAAATTTTTTTTCTATAATAAATATATTTTTCAATTCTTTATCTATATAACATTCATCTGGGTTTTTACATCCGTGCCCTTTTTCAATGTTTGTATTAATTTCATCTTTCATATAGTTAAACAAATTTCCTTTTTTAGTTTTAATAAAAGACTTTTTATTATTATAAAATTTAATTGTATTTGAAAATTTACTTTTTTCCAGTATTATTATTCTATCATCTAAGTCAGTAAATTCTTCATATGAAAGACCATTTTTATTAGTATTTGAACCACCAGCACCAGTTCCGTTATTTTTAATATTAGTATCTTTATTTGTTATTGGTTCAACTAAAACAAGTTTTTTCTTTATCTTTTTTTTTGGTTTAGACTTAATACATTTCACTAAGATTGGTGTAGTTTCAGAAGACATATTTGATTTATTTAAGTATAAATTAACTAATATTTAAATCAATTTTATATTATAATACCAATATATAAAAGTAGTCATTATAAGCAGTTAAATACTATTTATATCATTCTAATAACAAAGTTAAACCTTGTAAAATATTTGGTTGTTCTGAAATAAGATTAATTAGATGAGTAGATGAGTAGATAAATATAATTCCACTAATAATATTAGACGAAAGAAATAAGATTATTCATCATATTACTATGGCTGATTTGTTAGTAAAACTAAAAACTAAATATCTAAATATAGAGGTTTAACACTTATCAATAGTTCATTTAGGTAGAGTTATAATTAAAAAATAATAATTTATTATATTATTTTCCATATCAAGATTATATAAATTCTAAATAGAGATATTTTAATGTATTAAAATCACGATTATAGGAGAAAAAATATTAACATATAATGAATTAGTTAATAATCGAATAGAGGAACATATGATATAAATAAAAATCTAAAAAAAATATCTGGATTAATTAAACATTTCAAAACTTCAAATGTCTAAAAATAGAGATTATTATGCTTATTGTTTTGGATTTACTTTTGTAAAAAGGTATGTAATATAATAAAAATTTATTTATTATTAATATATATATGAAACTGATACATATATTAATAACAATCACTATATTATTAACTTTATCAGTTATAGGGACAAAATTAAAAAAATATAAAGAAGCATTAACAGAGCGTGAATTTATCCAAGAAGAGATTGATTTTTATAAATATCGTGAATCAGGGAACCTAATGGGTGGATTGAAAGAAGCAAATTCATTTTTAGCATATAATCCAACAAAACCAATAGGCGAACAGTTAGTGCATCCATCAAGTGGTTTTGTATCTGGTCTAGACGGTGGTGATAATAAAATCGTAACAAGCACAGATAACGATGTGGATACAGGTGTCCAACAATGTTCTTCTATAACTACATGTCAAGAATTAGATAATACACCGTGTGGATATTGTTTCTACAATAATAAATTCGGTTATGGGGATGAAAATGGACCATTAACTGATGTTTGTCCTGGTGGCTGGGTAAAAACAACATCACAGTGTCTAGAAAAAAGAGAGAGAGCAGTATGTGAAACTGTTAAGAACTGTAAAGAAATGGTTGGAGATGCTGCTATATGTGCCTGGTGTCCTACTAAAAATAAAGCATTTGTATATAAAGAACAAGGTGGTATATTAGTTCCAAAATATAGTAAAGATATCTGTAAAGATGTTGATATAACAACTGGGAAATCCCTAGAATTAGTAAAACAAGATGATTGTGATAAATTTAGCAATGAACACCCATGTATTGGACCTAATGAAGATACCGGACCTCATTCTATGAGTTGCCTAAGTCATTTATGGAAAACAGCAGGTGGGAGTAGCAAAGGAACTGTAGCCCCTCAAAATAGTGCACGTCAAGGACCAGATTGGAATAAACAAGGTTGGGAACCTGTATATGATGATATGAAAAATTGGGTAAAAGACGCAAATAGTAATGATTGGAATAGTGTGAAATCACATTATAAGGGTGTTTATGGGACTGATCCGGAACCATGCGATAATAAATATAATCCTCTCCCGGTAGAATGCTACCAAAAATTATTTACTGCTAATGGCTGTTCAACAAAAGGAAGTGGATATCCTACCGGTTCAAACTCTAATTATACAACATATAAGGGGACATATTCTACTATGCAGAAATTTATAGATTATATTAAAAGTCTTGTGAGTACATCAAAAGATAGTAATGCTGTATGGAGTGATAAGAATAAAGCAAATGAGAACTGTTATGGTAATAAATTAGACGCACCAATGCCTCCAAAGCCTGGTGATTTTATTCAATATTTCTTTGTTCATCCAACATTCGGTAAGAGTGTTATTAAAGGATTTATTGCTTCTATTCCTTCCCCAGGATTTGTAACAGTTTTCTGGACTGAAGCAGTTATAAATAATAAAACATATAATCGTATTGATACAAGTATACAAGAACAAATTAATGTATTGGGTGCTGTTGCTGGTCAAACACCGTTTGGATTAGAAGGTATGAATGTTCCAGGACAGATAGATATTAATAATATACAAATATTAAACCATTGCGATGGTAATAGTAATTCTAGTAGTTCAAATTGCGAACTCCAACATATTATTTATTTAGAGTATTATGGGTCTTCTAGTTATAGTATTAAACTGGAACAAATAAGTGATGTACTCAGTAAATTAAATAACGCTTATCCAAATGGTACTATTTCCACATTAGAAGATATTCAATATCTAATCAATGCTGGTGTTGGGAATTGTGCATATGGGTGGGCTCAAAATGGAGATGAATATAACTGTGTATTACCTTCTGTTAGAAATAGTTCTCCTGATTGTGGAGGTGGTGCGGTTAAGATTTTTAATAGCGGAACATCAACACCTGGATGGTCAGGGGGTAAAGCCGGGTTGTATGCACGTGTAATTGCTAACCCAAATGATATTACTTCAAAATTAAAAAAAGCAGGGTTAAAAGTCAAAATAGTTGCTACTATAGGCAAAGATCACTATCAATCAATGAAAGCCGAATTTATTGATGGTTCAAATTTGGATATAAATAAACACGATATGAATTATATAGGTTGTTATATCGATAAGCCATCACGAGCATTACCACATTCGTTAGGAAATAGATTATCATTTGATCAGGCTAGACAAAAAGCAATTAATGCTGGTTATAGATATTTTGGATTACAAGATACAAATGATTTTGGAAATAAAGCATCACAAGGATGGGCAGGGAACAATAGTGATTATGATAAATATGGTAAAAGTAATAAGTGCATAAATATTAGTGATAATAAACGTAGTAATTATTCAACTGGAAAATCTTGGGTAAATGCTGTATATTCAGTGTAATAACTGATATTAAAATAAATATATAGTAAATCAATAATAATTAATAAATTTAAATCTTAAGTTAAATTTATTGTGATACATATAATAATATAGTATACAGGTTATAGAATATATAATATTATGGGACAAACACAATCTATACAAAAGTGCAATTATGAAGATGTATTAAGTTTTATATCTGGACAATATAGTAATTCTACAAATAAAATTATTATAAATACATTACCCGAAGGAGAACAAACATGTCTTATAAAAAATACAATATCTTATAATAAAGAAGAAGAGTTTATGAATCACTCACTACATAACAACAAATCTATAAAAATTATTATTTATGGGAAAAACTCAAATGATCAAACGATATATGATAAATATAAAAAGATATATGAACTTGGTTTTACAAATGTCTATTTATACATTGGTGGATTATTTGAATGGCTATGTTTACAGGATATATATGGATTTGAAAATTTCCCTACAACAATGAAAGAATTAGATATATTAAAATTCAAATCTAAAAGTTCAATACTTGATAATTTAATACTGTAATACTCTAATATTCTGATAAACTAATATGTTAACAACAGTTTAAGAACCGTTTAAAAGTTGAATATGTTCGGTTAGGTCATTATCATACAAATAATCATTTTCTTGTTGTTTTTGCTTATCATGTTGTTCATAATTTTTAACATACTTATTATTAATTTTAATAAATTGATTAATTTTCTTAAACCAAATAACATAATCATTATCACATTCTCTTTTATCATCATTAGCATCTAGAATAATGATATTTACATCCTTCTCGTTATAAATCCATGTGTCATGGTAATTATGGCATTTTTGTAAATATTCTAATGGAATAGTCTCACCTTTTCTATTCCGCTTAACTACACGTTTATAACTTGTCTCAGGTTCAGCTCTAACATAAATTAAACCATTTATATTCAGATCATTTACAAATTCATCAAACCATTTCATATAAATTTGATAATTCACATCTTCAATGTCTCCGCAATCATATAACATTTTTGCGAATACATTTTTATCAGTATAAACTGACCTTTCACAAATAATAGTTTTACCTGGGTGTTTTTTTATAATATCTTTAAGCATCGAAATCCTTGAAATATATGCCATCATCTGGAATGAAAACGCATATTTTTGTGTATTGCCATAGAATTTTTCAATAATATTAGTTCCTTCCTTATCTTTTATTGATTCCCAAATACATACTGGTTCATCCATAAATACAATATTTTTATTATTTTCTTGTTCAATTTTCAACATATTAACTAATGTAGATTTTCCCGAACCAATATTTCCTTCAATGCTATAAATGTCACAAGTCATTCTAATAAGTTATTTATATTATGTAGTATTATATATTTAGAATATTTTAGGATATCAATTTTATATTCACTCTAATGTCGTAATTAAAATATGTATGTTTCTCTAATAGAAATTTTAGAGAGATCATATCTTTTATACTTTCATATATTCTCTCTGTTTTATCCCTGTATGAAGTTTATGATAGTACATATAATTCATATATTTTAAATTTATAATTGTTAGATACTTTATAAATTATATCCTTATTATTTTACAGAATTTTATTATATTTAATACTATCTGGATAATTTCATATAGTATAAGGAATAAATAACATATACAACTTAGTAAATATATTATTAAGATTATTACATATATTATTTTTTACTAAAAATCACCATCAAAATCACACGGATTCCAAAAATGGACATAAATAAATGTCCATTTTTGACTTTGGCAAAATAGTTTCCAAAAAAAGCAAAAAAAGCCATTTTGTGACTGTCTGGTCTCAAAAACGACTTTGTTGTTTTTATTTTTGTGAGCATAAAATTTTTTTAATTATCACAATATCAATGAAAATAATATAGGGACATATTTATAAGAATAGACATGGACCCAAATCCTCATTTTCCGGACCCAAAAGGTGCTGAATTATACACTTGTAAAAAATGTGACTATAAAACATTTAAATTATCACAATGGAAAAGACACATTAAGACCAAAAAGCATAATCCTCATAAATCCTCACAAAATCCTCATTTTCCGGACCCAAAAGGTGCTGAATTATACGTTTGTGAAAAATGTGAGTATTCTACTGCTAAATTATTTTGTTGGAAGAGACATATTAAGACCAAAAAGCATAATCCTCATTTTTGCACCAAAAGCACCAAAAGGTGCTCAGAAAAAGTTCCACTTTTTTGTGATTGTGGTAAAGTATATAAACATTTACAAAGCCTGAATGCTCACAAAAAGAAATGTCCTTTAATAAATGGTGAAAAATCTGAAAAATGGACAACCTTAGTATGTCCAGAAAATGTCCAAAAATTATGTGATTATAATAAAGGACTAATATCAAAACGTGACCGTATAAGTGTAATTAATATAGAAAATCAAGAAAATATTAATAAAAAAAGTATAAATAACGATAATATAGACCCAGATTGGAAAGGGATGTTTATGACATTAATAGAACATAACCAGAAACTTATGGAATTAACGGTGAATATAGCAAGCCAACCAAAGACAATTAATAACCAGTTTAATATTATGAATTATTTAAATACAGAATGTAAAGATGCTATAAATCTTAGCGAGTTTATAGATAATATGCAATATAATTTTACAGATTTAATAAAAATAACAGATGAGGGTTGGGTTAGTAATGTAGAGAATACATTTGTTAAAGGATTAAGGGAATTAGAACAACATATGCGCCCTATACATTGTTGCGATAAGAAAAGGAAAAAATTCTATGTAAAGGATGATAATGTATGGGAAAAAGATGATAAACAAGAAAAAGTTCAAGAAGCATTATATAAATTTCATAATAAACAATCCAAGACATATATAAAATGGAAAAATAAGAATAAACAGCAAGTTATAAAGTCTGATGTCTTGCATGATAAATCAATGTATATGAATATAGAACTGTGTAAGGTTAGTAGTAATGATGGTTTAAAATTTAAAAATAAAATTATGAATTCTATGACAGACCTTATAATATCTAAGAAATAATATACAGACCCTGTGTGATTTATATAATAAAAATTGAAATAACAAATATATATATAAAGTGAATTATATATATATATAACATATTTGATACTACTGGGATACTATGAAAGTTCTAGTATTTGACACAGAAACAACAGGGTTGCCAAAATCACGCACCAAGAGCGGTAAATGGTGGATAGATTATCCTAATATTATACAACTCAGTTGGGTATTATATGATACAGTGATTAATAAAATGGTTTCCTTCGGTGATGATATCATCCAATTAGGAAATGGGAAAACTATACCAGAAGATAGTATTAGAATTCATAAGATAACAAATGAGAATATGAGAGAAAATGGTATTAATATTAAAGAAGGGCTTATTAACTTCAATATTGCTATCGAATGTTGTGATAGTATTATTGCCCATAATTTAGAATTTGATAAGAATATGATTATTAGTGAGATGTTGAGGAATGATATTATCCCAGTATTTGATATTTATAAAAAACCAGAATACTGTACAATGCAGAATAATATTGACTTTTGTAAGATTGAACGAAAATCAAAATATGGAAAGACTTACTTTAAATATCCAAAATTAGAAGAATTACATTCTATTTTATTCCAAGGTCAATCCCCAAAAGATTTACATAATGCGTTGAATGATGTTATTATTTGCCTCCGTTGTTATCTATATCAGAATGAAAATATTGATATTGTAGAGAGAAGTGAAGGTGTAATTAAAAAAATGTTAGATAATATCCTTTAATTATCTTGTTGAACTGTCAATTAAAAATGTAGTATACAATATAAAAATATATGGATAATAATAATATATAAATAAATCTTTTTTCATATAATAATTTACAAATTACATTTCAAATAAAAATAAAAATTTATTTATTGTTCTATTAATATCCTTGATAATATATTTTTTTAATGTTATGTTTAATATTTATTCCCTATGAAACTATCTATTGAACTATGATATAAATATTGTAAATATTTTTCTATAACTTACTATATGCGCGCTTAACTTGGTTCCATTGTTTGATATTTTCAATTGGAATATTTACCATTTTATCTTGTGTTGGTACAATTACATAACTTTCATGTTTTCGTGTTTTCCAAGAGTAATCATTTTTAATAGGTAACTTTGTAACATTATTGAATACAAATGTTTTTGTTTTGAAAACACTAGTTTCAATATTAATAGAACCAGTTTCAATATCAATAATTTTATCATTCAAGTTATTAATATACTCTGTTAATTTTTCTGGTTCTAAACACATAATCAAATATGTATTTAAATTTACTTGAATTACCGATACTACATCTTGACCGTTCTCATTGAGAAAATCATAAACATCATTATCTTCTACATGTCTTACATTACCTTCCATATACTCAAAATATATTACTGAATTATAACCTGTATATTGAATCGCATTATTCATATAAATATCGCATGCTGAACGCATATATTTAATCCTATCTACCCAATTTTTGGATTTGGATGCAATTCTTAAACGGGCTAATACGTGGATTAGATTATCATAATTATCAGGGGAATAATGTGGAATTTTAAAATGACTAATTAATAACCTAGTAATAAACACGCATGTATTTTTTTGAGTGTCTTCATTCCATAGTTTCATAGCCGGGGTTGACCATGAAATAGTATCAAGAATTTCTTTAAATACTGATACAAAATCATTACAAGCATTATCATATTTGCTTTTCATAATATACATAGTAGAACTAGAAATAAGTTTAGAGTTCATAATATTATCGGCTGTAATTAGTATTTGATTACTACTTATTTAACATATTATACTTGTTTCAATTTTTATTTTGCGTAAAAAAACTGATATGTTAATAAAATATATATGTTATGTTGATCTTAAATTAAGTTTTTGATATTAAGTTTTAATATT